TCCCTTTTAGGGTATCGCCATCGAAATAAACGTCCTGCCCGATAACGCCCTGTACGCCCTTTTGCTCTGAAGGAGTCAATCCTTCGTCTTCGCTTCCAAGCATGACGTGATTGTCAATCCAAGGGATTAATTTGAATGAATCTATACAGTCGGTAGAGTTGAGCTCCTCGGCTGGACGATAAACCATGTAAACACGATCCGGGTCGCAATCTGCAGAGATTGATCGACCTGAATAAGGGAATACACCTACCATTGAAAGCGGGTTGTCTTTTACTTCAAACCAGCCGTTAGTGTCATATTCACGCTTATCCATAGCCGAAGCATTCGCCTCAGCAGCTTCGGCAATTTTTTCTTCGTCCCCATCAATTTTCGGAAATATGGGCTCGGGGGCATCCTCAATAGTTGCCCAAACAAATTCGCTATGCTCATCATTAAGCTCAGGCTTGAATTCACCGTCATTACAGCCAAATAGACGAACTTTGCCCTCTGAATAGATCAACTGAAGACCTGTCTCAGGGACGTGCATGATCTCCTCACGAGACTCACGAATTGCGCCTTCAATGGCTGATTCGCCTTCTTCAACGTGACCACCGGGGAAACCCCAAGTATCGTCCTTGGTGCGCTTCATCCATAGGATCTTGTCATCGTCTGTATATACAATAAAAGCCACAATTTTTGAATCGGGCTCCTCTTTTAAATCCCGCTTATGGGACTCTTTCATTTCCTCGGTTTCCACCTCATCAACGCCATGAGACTTACGGGCATTGGAATAGGCTGCAGCCATTGCTTGCTTGGGGTCATGCCCCGCCTTAATCATTTCACGAATGTTTTCCTGAATGACTTCTTTGGAATAGCCTTCTTTGAGTGGCATTAGCAAGACCTCCCTGTCTGAATAGGTACATTAGTTACATTAAGAAAAACGGTTGCTTCACGAGTATTGTAAGTCGTTGTTGTAAATAAAGCTCTAATTGTATAAAGCTGATTTACTTGTGGACCGGGAATAATACCCCCTGAAATTTGAACAGAAATCACTTTTCCAGTTAATCCCACTGTTTTATCGGGAAAGGTAATTGGGGCAGCATTTATAGCCCAATTAGCAAGCTCCAGCCCATTTTGATCTGCCTCAATAGAGGTAATCGTTTCAATGGTTTCTGCCACATCGAGTATTGCAGTGCAATCTAAATCGTAATAGATTGATTCTGCAGTTCTTTTTTCAAGGATGAAATTATTCATTTATATGCCAATAATCTAGTCTAGGGGAAACTTTCCAATAATCTGCTCTTGGTGAAACGTGCCAATATTTGTTAGAGCTATGGAAAACCGTTGCCGAAACCATGTCAACTGCATTTCCAAATTCGTCAACTCTGACCAATACATAAGTGGTTTCGGCTGCTGTATCCGCAGCTAAAGCTTGCTCAATTATATGAACTAATGAGAAGGCAAAAGCAGATTGTTGGTCTACCGCATTGGCAGCTTCAGAAACATTTACTGGGGCTGTCAGATTTTGAGTAACTATATCGACAGCAGCACCTGATTCAATCATGTTGACATAAGCAGTCATTGTTTCAGCAAGAGAATCGCTTGCCAAACCTGATTCAATAATTGATAGCAGAGCAGACATCGTTTCAGATTGAGCATCTTGAGCGTTGGCAGCCTCTGAAATCAAAACTGGAGCCGTTAAACTTTCAGATTGAGTCGCTTGAGCATTTCCTGCCTCAGATAACGAAACCGGGGCTGTCATACTTTCAGAAACTGTTGCCACCGCATTTCCAGCCTCTGAAACGCTTACTGGAGCAGTCATCGTATTTGACTGAGTATCTTGAGCATTGCCCGTTTCAACTATTAAAATAGGAGTCGTATTATTTTCGGATACCGCATCAATAGCAGATCCAGCTTCAGCAATGTTGACCGCAGCAGACATTGCTTCAGATTGTGTTGCTTGAGCGTTTCCAGTTTCCGTTACTGAAACAGGAGCCGTCATGTTTTCAGATACTAAATCAACAGCATTTCCCGATTCACTAACAGATACGGGTGCTGCCATAGTTTCAGATTGTGAATCTTGAGCATTTCCCGTCTCAGAAACATTGACTGGAGACGTTGTATTTTCAGAAACCGAATCGGCAGCCAAAGCAGCTTCAGTAATAAATCCTTGAGCCGTCATGTTTTCTGAAACGGTATCCGTTGCAGATCCAGCCTCAGTCATTGTGACTGGAGCAGTCATGGTCTCTGAAACAGTATCTATGGCACTTACAGACTCAGCAATATTGGCTGTCGCAGCCATAGTCTCAGAAACTGAATCTACTGCATTAGCTGTTTCAGAAATAGAAACTGGGCTAGTTGTATTCTCGGATACAGTATCGGCTGCATTAGCAAACTCAGAGATCGCTGCGGTTGCAGACATATTCTCAGACACCGTATCAACTGCAGAGCCTGATTCAACAATAAATACGGGGGCTGCCATTGTTTCCGAATAAACATCGGAAGGGATAGTTGACTCAGTGATTGTTAATGGAGCCGTTGTATTTTGTGAAACCGTATCAACTGCATTAGCTGCTTCTGATACCGATAAATAAACTAAAACTAATACTGATTGCGAATCTTGAGCATTTCCACTTTCGGAAATTGTGACCATATAGGTCGTAATTGTGCTATAAAGTCCTGCGAATGGAGCACCCGAAAATGGATATGATCCAAACATATATTATTCGGGATCGATTACTGCAGCCAATTCTTCAAGAGTAGTTGCCGAGTTAATAGCGGCTCTATCTGAAGCAAGTTTGGCAAGCCATACATCATCGCTTGGGATATTTTCTATTCCCGACATAGCGGTAAGTTGTCTTTTTTGTGCTATTGAAATTACGCAATTATTGTATCTATTCAATTTATAAGCTTGCGCTTTATTAAAATTAACAGTTACTTTTCCATCGTTTAATTCCCAAGCATTAAAAAATTGAGAGCTTACTCCTTGAGGCAAAATGCTATCATCAACAATAATTGCATTTGGAGGGCAATCTTTTGCCAACACTTCTTCAATAGACATTTCTCCCGTTGGAACGCAAACAGATACGTTTCCTTTTTCATTAGTATAAATAATTATTTGAGTCATTCTTATATTCCAAAAATTAGGCTCCGGTTGCCATAAAGTTATTTATAGGCAAGTCATAATAATTTGATGTACCCGCAGAAAAAAATCTTGTATATAAATTTCCTGCTGAAACACTAAAAGTTTTTGCTCCCATCAAAGTATTAGTTGCATCGTCAAATCCACCAAGAACCAATGAACAATAGTTTGCATTGGAAAAAGCGGTAGAAAAACTAATTTGATATTCTCCGGTGGTAATCCAAGTAATAGAACTAATATTGTATGAAGATCTAATAGTTGGAGGATTTCCTCCAGACCAGTTTGCCCAAGCTTTTAATTGTGTTTGAGACGTTGCTGGGGCACTATTTGTAATAGTCACACCACCTGTAGTAGCCGATACAGATATACCAGTACCAGCAGCAACAGAAGTCACCCCAGTATTAGTAATTGTTAATGTCCCACTTGTAGTAATTGGGCTTCCACTTACACTAATACCAGTCCCAGCAGTTGCTGAAACGCTAGTAACCGTTCCAGTGCCTCTTGCAGTTACTTGACCTTGTAATTTTCCCAAAGCTGCAAGCAAAGTATCTGTTGCTACTAAAGCTGTATTTGTACCTGCAGTATATCCAGTAATTGCAGATGAAAGAGCAATATATGAATTAGGATTGCTTGAGTTGTAAGGTGTGTATCCAAGCGCAGTAGTCACCATGCCTGATGTGATGCTTGAGATATAGCCTGATGGATTTGATGAGTTGTAAGGTGTATAACCCAATCCAGTTGTGACTTGGCTTGATGAAATAGAACCAGTATATGTGCCAGTAATATTTGAAGCAGTACCAGTTGTATTTTGGTTTAGCGTAGGAACGTCTGCAGCCTGAATAGTCGACATGACAACGTTTGTGCCATTGCCACGCAAATAAGATCCGCTCGTCACTGCACCAGCGAACGCATTCATTGCAGCTTGAGCAGTTGTTTGACCCGATCCACCGTTAGCCAGCGCAACTATTCCAGTAACGTTTGCAGCAGTTCCTGTTGTGTTTTGGTTCAACGTAGGAATATCAGCAGCTACGATTGCCCGGAAAGTTGGAGCACCTGCAGACCCGTTAGGAGCAGCTAAGAAGTAGTTTGCCGTTTTAGAAGCGTATGGATTGATTGAGTCTCCATAAGCTGTAGCAAGAGTCCATGTAACCGCTGCTGAACCATTAAAAGTTGATCCGCTTAAACCAGTTCCGGCAGTATGAGAGTTTGCTACTGATCCAGCTTGACCTGTTGTATTTTGATTAAGCGTTGGAAAAGTGCAATTTGTTAATGTCCCACTTGAAGGAGTGCCAAGAGCTCCGTTGAATGTAACTGGAGCACCTGCAGAGCCAATAGCGATAGCCAAGGCTGACGCAACGCCAGTACCTAGACCGCTAATTGCAGTGCTAATGGGAACGCCAGTAAAATTTGTTCCGGTCAATGTTGGAGTGCTGCTCCAAGAAACTGCCCCAGTTGACCCTGCGCTTACAGGAACCTGACCAGCAGTACCGTATCCAGTGGTTCCGCTTAATGCTGGAGTAGTTCCTAAATTAGTGGAAAACCCTAAAGCTCCTGAAACGTTAATAACGTGAGCAGATTGACCTGAAGATCCCCAAGCAAAATATGATTTAAAACCATTGCCCGAGCCAAAGGTTATATCTCCATCATGACCCGAAAAATAAATTCCGTTATTTATGGAGAAAAAATCCGAAGGAGTTGATGCACTATATACGGAAGAATTCATGCCGAATTCACCGTAATAGGTAGAGTCGGTTCCTAAGTCATTGCTTAAAACGTAATTAGCTGAAGCTCCAGCAGTTCCGCTTTTGTTTTGCAAAAGAGACTGAAGATAACTTCCTGAAACACTTGCACCAACAGCAAAACCAGTGTTTGACGCATTAAAACTAAGATTTGGAGTCGTACTAGTTGTTGAAGTTGTCAACAATACTGGGACAGATACGGTCCCAGTTGAATCTTGAAATACTGCTTTATTAGCCGGATAATCGACCCAAACGTCCTGCGTACCACTGGAGAAGTTCACCAATGATCCAGCGTTGGACGAGGACAGCACTGTAGTACGGGCAAGCGTAGTGCCACCCGAGCCAACAGTGCCGTAACCCACTTCCCAGTTTGCCCCATTCTGATCGGCAATAACATAATAAGTCGTGTTATTTGCCCCAACTCCTGCGGAGAAGGTTTGATAGCCAAGAGCAGCACCTGCGAGGGTTGCTGTACCCGTACCGGGAGAAATTGTGGTTTCTCGTACCCGGTTAACTAATAAAAATGTCATGATTAGACGGCAGCGATTTCAGTTTCTTTGAAATAACGCTTTTGGTCTTCACCATCTGCGTCTTTGTAAGCTACCAAAAATACGATTTCGCCAGTGTTTTCGTCAAAAGCAAACTTTTCAACAGTACCAGTAATAGGTGCTGTAATGATTTGAGATACTTCTTGACCTTGTGTAAATTTAGGCATGATTTATTCCTTAGAGGCTTAGTGAGTAAGTAACTTGAACAACGTTACCGCTATTGACAGGTTGATTACCGCCAGTGAATGCGCCAGCAGACAATAAAGTACCTGCAGTGCTCATCAATGTAGTAACTGCGCCAGTGCCGTAAGTGATAAACGCACCGACCAAAGTACCTGCGCCAGTCATTGTGAAGCTAGTTGGAGAGCTAGTAGAGATTGCGCCAGCAGCAGCAGTGCCGAATGCAGGAGCAATACGAGCTGCAAATGTTGGGGCATTAGTTGAACCAGCTTCGTTCCAGCCTGTATGTGAAGCCATTGTGTCGCCAGCAGCAACTGCTGTATAGCCAACAGAGCTAATCAATCCCATGTAAGGACCAACTACTGTATAGGCAGAACCAGTCAAAGCTGTTTGTAGCATCAAGTTTTTACCAAGGGTACAAACTACGTTTTCAATTGTGTCTTCCCACAAGAGAGTACCACCTTCGTATTCAAAGCATTTAAAAGTGTAAACACCTTCTGCTTGGGCAGATTCGCCCATGCCAGCGATTGAGGCAATGCTCATATTCGCTGACTCTACTGCGTTTAATTGATCTTTCATTTTGGTTCCTTATTCGTCTAAATCAAAGTTGATGACTGGTTTGCAAATACAACGGCAATTTGGTAAATCACCGGGTAATCCCCGCACTTCTTCCCCGTACATTACCCCAATTACGGGTGGTTTGTCGAATGAATATTCATTACCCGACATTCTAATATGATTCACTCGTGGCTCCTTACCACCGCCTGAGTGTATCCATATAAACTTCTTTACTCCAAGCGTTTTAAGTCTTGAGGTATTGATCGATTGATACGCCTTGCGAGTCTGATCCAGCGCAACATTTCTCGCATGACGAATATTGCCATTGTATTTTTTGGTCAGGAACGGGACTAAATCCTCCATTCCCTTTCCAGTTGTAATGCTTCGCATGACTTGCCCTTGGACTTCGGCAAGATACTTTTGCGGAATTATTTTGATAAGGTTTGCAGCTTCTTGAGTGCTGGCTTTAATTACATCGTTGATCTGAGCATTCCTGAAGGAAGTATCGATCTTAAAATCCTCGCTGGCATCCTTTAAGGACATTCCTAGCGTTACGGCTGAATTCCGAATAGTGCGCTCTATCATGCGCTCCGTAGAGCTCTTAGCGATAGCATTAAAGCGTTTTGACCACTTCTCAAGCAGCCAACTCAAAAGGATTCGGGCTTGACTGGAGATTGAAGCATCCTCAGCAAACCCGAACTTGTTTTCTTTAAATAGTTTTTTTAACTGTCTTTCAACGTCACGAGACATCAAGCCGATCAGATCTACTGTTGGCTTGGCGTAGTCGGCAGCAATACTTGCATTAGGTCTTAATGCTCCACCGACTATCCCATTTACAGGCTTCTTACTTGCCTTCGGCATCTTTGTCTGCCTTTTCCCAACTAGCTAGGTACTCAGGAGTCATAAGCTTTGCCACTTTTGCGTCTTGCTCTTTTTCAAGATCATTGCCATATTCAGCCATGTCTCGACCATTAAGCTCTTTGAGCCACTTGGCACGAGCTTCTTCAAAACTCATTTTTTTAGGCATTTTCTTCTCCTTTCTTTCTAAGGAATAGCTCCCAATATGCCGGGTGCATTCGGCTTTTGCCAGTCTCGTAATTACTCCAACGTGCTTGAGTAGTATAGATCATACTGGCTGATTTGGATTGGGATAAATGCCCTCGTGCCTCAATAATTTCCTGAGCAGTGGGGACGTATCCCATCCCCCCTCTGTTTCGTTTGTTGGTCATCATGCGTAAGCTGTCCAGTTGGCTTGCTCGTA